AAGCGTGCCCGCAATGCTTATAACGCATCGACCGATTACATGTCTTCAAGTGTGCGCAATCAATGGGAGACCAATCTCAATAACTTTCATAGCGAGCACCCCGCAGAAGTAGGGCGTGACCCATTAGCTGGGAAGAAGATGTTTCGGCCAAAAATACGCTCGTCTCTTCGCGGGCATGAAGCGGCGCTTGCATCTGCATTATTCACTAATAGCGATTTAGTTAGTGTGAAAGGAGTGGATGAGAACAGCACTCTTCAGAGTAAATCCGCAAAACTAAACAAAGTCTTGGTGCAGCATAGGCTTGATAAGACAATCCCTTGGTTCTTAACCGCAATGGGCGCATATCAGGACACGAACGTATACGGCGTGTGCATATCGAAAAATTACTGGAAGTATGAAACCCGTGACGTTACAGAATTTAACCCAGCGCTAGACGAGGAAGGGGAGGAAATTCTTGATGAGGAAGGCTATGTTCTCGGTGAAGAGGTGGTTATCAATACAGTTATTGAGGCTGATGAGCCAGTTATTGACCTGCTTGCACCAGAAAACTTCAGGTTCGATCCTAACGCTGATTGGCGTGATCCAGCAGGAACAAGCCCCTATCTTATTGAGCAAATGCCGATGTACGCAACGGATGTGCTTAATTCAATGGGACACAAGAATGAGAAGACCAATGCGCCAGAATGGTTTGAATACTCGCTGGATCAAATCATTGCTGCGGGCACAGGTAACTTGGATGGCGATGCAACAAGGTTAGCTAGAGAGAAAGACCGGACTGATCCCGTAGACATTGGCGTTATAAACGAATTTAAGACTGTATGGGTGCATTTCAATATCTACAACCATGAAGGTGTGGATATGGCCTATTACACGATAGGAACGACCCTACTGCTTAGTGAGCCGGTTCCTTTGACGGACTACCACAAGCATGGCCGCGATGTTTACACGATTGGCGTATCAACGGTTGAGGCACATCGTAACTATCCATCGTCCGTATCAGAGTTAGGTGAGCAGCTACAAAGAGAGATTAATATCCTTGCTGACCAGCGCTATGAGAATGTCAGGCTGGTTCTGAATAAACGGTACATGATTAAGCGGCAGGGCAACGTGGATTTAGGCGCATTGATGCGTAACGTACCGGGTGGCGGCATCATGGTTGATAACCCCAAGGAAGATGTTGAGATTATCAACACGCCCGACGTTACTAGCTCAAGTTATGCGGAGCAAGATAGGCTCAATATGGACATGGATGAGCTCATGGGAACATTCAGTTCAAGTACCGTCCAATCTAATCGCGCAATGAATGAGACGGTTGGCGGCATGAATTTGATGAGCAACGGTGCCAACATTGTTCAAGAATACGCGATGCGTACATTCATTGAGACGTGGGTAGAAAAGGTACTCGGATCATTAACGAAGCTAATCCAGTATTACGAAACCGATGCAACAATCCTCGCGCTGGCTGCGGGCAAAGCAGGACTAAAGGAAGAACTGATACAGATGGCGGGAAGCCCAGAGAAATTCGACGAATTGATACAGCAAGAATTGACTGTGACGGTCAACGTAGGCATGGGCAATACTAATCCACAGCAAAAACTACAACGGCTAATGATGGCGGTACAAAGCACAGCGCAAATGCCGCAAGCCCAAGAAATAACAGAGTGGGAAGAGGTTATTAAAGAAATCTATTCTTACGCTGGATATGGGGACGGAGCGCGATTCTTAAAACAGGAAGACCCTAATGCTCCGAAAAAAGAAGACTTACCGCCACCTGAAGTACAAGCCGTACAAGCGGAAGCCCAAGCAGAACAGCAGAAAACTCAAGCGGAGTACGATCATGAACAGCAAATGCTTTCTATGAAACTCCAGTCTGATGCAGAGCGGGAAATCCGTGAGAGCACCGCTAAACGTGAGCTAGAGCTAATTAAGATGGCGGATGCTAAAGGCATTAAAGTGGAAGAACTGCGAAGTAAGATTGCAATTGAGTCAAGCAAGGATAAAACGAACCGAGATATTGAAGCGGCTAGGCAGAACACGCTAAATCGTGAAATGAATATTAAAGTACGAATGGGAAGCGGCATATGACAGAACTACACTCAGTAACGCCAGACTTTTCGACAGCAGACGAGGAGGACTACTCCCTGTTTGCGGAAGCTATGCTTGGCGAGGGCGCGGAAACATTCCTTCGTACAGAGCTTGGCAGATACCTAACGGGTTGCGCGAAACAAGAAATTGAAGATTGCAGCTATCAATTATTAACCGTTGCACCGTGGCGTAAAAGAAAGATTGCTGCGATTCAAGCGAAAGCTGGGACGGCAAAAAACTTCCTTGTTTGGATTAACGAGGCAATATCGGCAGGGCACAATGCCCATCAACAACTTTCCAATAAAAGATAGGTAAAACTTATGAGTATCGAGCAAGAAGCTACCCACGAGGGCGTTTCACAAAATGAACTAGAGCCAATAGAAGTAGAACTACCTGAAGAGGCTGATTTATCTCCACGCGAGCAGTCAATCCAAGACCTTGTTGCTGCAAATGCAGATAGCAAGGAGCCGGACACGCTTTCCGTGCCGGATATGGGAGAGCCGCCGCTAGAGGCCGCTAAAAAAGAAACAATCACATTGCGTATCGACGGAGTGGACGAAGAGAGGACCTGGGATGAGGTCGTAGCAATCGCTCAGAAGCAGGGCGCAGCCGATAGCCGGTTAGCGCGGGCTTCGACAAGAGCAATAGAGCAAGATGCAAGAGAGGAGGCGTTACTAAGACGAAAAGTCGAATTAGATAACTACCACACTCAATTGCAGAGGCAGGAAGATGCCCAGCAAACATCCCAACTATCCAGCCAGGACGTAGGGAACGATGATTCTTTGGAAGCTACGAAAGAGTTTCTGGAGAATGTTTATGACGGTAACACCGATGATGCAGCGCAAAAGCTGGCGAATTTGATAGGGCGGCAAAAGCCTACCCAAAACATTGACGTACAGGCTTTAACGCAGCAGATAACGGCGGAAACCGTAGCAAAGATTGAGTCTGATACAGCTAATAAGGCTTATCGTGGCTCGATTGACGAAGGGGTTAGATGGATGAGCGACACACATCCAGAGATCGTGCAGGACCGCATACTTTACAACGCGGTTAATGCTGAGACAGACGTAATCAGCAAGGCTGATCCAAGTTTATCCCCACTAGAAGTCATTCAAAGGGCAACAGAGAGCGTTTCAAGCAGAATAGGTGGGCAACCACTCGCTGAAGCTACTCAAAGCAGTCGTGCGGATAATAAGGCTTCATTACAACGTGAGCCAACTAGACAGGCGGGTCGTCGGTATCGAACTCCCACTGTTCAAGAGGTTGACAATTCCCCTGCCGCAGTACTGGACAGGATGAAACAAAATCGAGCTGCAATGGCGGGTCGATGAGTAACTTAACTTTAGAGGTATAAATCATGGCTGGACAATTATGGTCGGCATCGAGTGGCTTTATGGCTACTCCTACTTTGTCGGAAGAGCTGCGAAATGCAGTTCAACCGCTTTCACGCTTCACTCAGTTTTGCGATGTAGAAGTCGCTCTAGGTAAAAACGCTGGTGAAGAATATGTTTGGAACGTATACGGAGACACTGCGGTAGCAGGGCTTACAGCGGGAATATCTGAAGGCTCAGTAATGCCTTCAACGACCTTTCCTGTCACTCAGGGTTCCGTAGTAATGACAGAATTCGGAAATAGTGTTCCTTATTCTGGAAAATACGACGACCTTTCTGAGCATCCTGTTAAAGAGATTATTCAGAAGACGCTGAAAAACGATGCAGCTAAGACGCTTGATAGAGCGGCCCATGCACAGTTTGATGCAACTCTTTTGCGTATGACATCAACAGGCGAGTCAACAGCAGCGCTGACGGATACAGGTACTCCAGGCGGCACAGCGACACACGAATTGTCGCTGGATCACGTTAAGATCATTGCTGATACTTTGCAGGAACGTAACATTCCTACTTACGACAGTGAGCATTACATCGCAATTATGCGTCCAACAACTCTGCGTCCAGTATTGGATTTGCTAGAGGGCATTCATCAATACACCGATGCGGGCTGGATTCGCATTATGAACGGTGAAAAAGGTCGTTATGAGGGTATTCGCTTCGTTACGCAGACTAATATTCCGAGTGAAAATTGGAGTATTGTTGGGCAGCCTAACGCGGATGCAGCTTATTTCTTCGGTGCCGATACTGTTACTGAAGCGATTGCTTGCCCGCTAGAACTGCGCGGTAAGATTCCCGATGATTATGGTCGTGGCAAAGGTATTGCTTGGTATGCTATCGAGCAGTTTGGAATCACTCATGCTGATGATACTAGCGCTGAGACTAAAGCTCAGGCTCGCGTTATCAAATGGGATTCAGCGTAATAGAACTCCGGCTCCTGTAATGGGAGCCGGTTTTTAAGTTAATTTGGAGATATGTATGAGTATTGAAGACGGCTTGTCAGGCAAGCAAAAGTTTGACCGGAAGGAAGGTAGCCCTCCCGTCAATGCAAAAACTCAACGCCCTATTAGCAATGGAAACATTGGTAGTAAGCGCGGTGGGAAAACTAAGAAGTAATGAAAGGGGGTAGTTAGCGCTACCCCTTTTTTTAGGAGATAGATTATGGC